AATTTTTAAAACATAAGCTACCACAGTTGCTAGTTGCTCACGTTCTCTGACAGTATCAGGAATATATAATCCTGCGTCTGTAGTTGCCTTGCCCATATATGGCATTACCAATATTCTCCAACCAGTGGGTTGTGGTAATCTATCTTTTAAATTTTTCTTAATTAAACTAGGGTCAAGAACTTTTGTGTCTTTTGGTTGATATAAATTTTCAATATTTACTTGTTTTTCTTTTTTGCCTTTTCTGGCTACGTGTTCTGGCACATAAAGTGTTTTAGTCAAAGCTTTCCTCCTTACTTTCTAATTGATCCTTTATTTCTCTTTCTGCAACTTGAAGACCTTTTAGTTCTCCAACAACTTGTTTATATTCTTCCATCGTTTTAAAGGAACCACCTGTAAGTGAGTCCTTCGTTAATTCTATGCGTTGCTGTATTTTTTTTAAAACAGCGTACGCAAAATTTGTAGAGTCCATTAATAAACTCCAGAAAACTTTCTTCCTTTTACTTGAACAGGAGGAGTACCTTTAATTTCTTGGTTTCTCACTTGCCTGTTCATTTCTACTTTTATATCCTTTGGGCCAGGTGTAATTTCTTCTACTGGGTTAAATGTTTCACGTGAAACATTTCCTGTGATCATAATCATTAATGACCCGCCACGTTTAAAACCCATATCTTTTACAACTTCGGGAGCCTCTTTTTTTAAAGCTCTTAGTCCTGCACCTTTAGGTCCTGCTGGTATTTCTTTTGCCATTTTCGTACCTCCTATGTTAAATCCTTCTGCGTCATTCATTTTTTTAGCTTTTGCTAAAAGATCGTCTGCTCTGTTTTTAGATACACCCATTTGTCTTGCCATCTGAGTTCTCATTCCACCTCTTCTTACCATTTTTTACAACTCCAATATCTTGCAGTTAGTTTAGAAGGAGGCGCACTATCACACTTGTGTCTTGCTCGGAAACTTTTTCTTCTGTTCGGTATGTTCTTTTTTATCTTCATATTTGGGTCACCATATCGTATTAACCTTACTTTGTCACCTACTTTAGCAAGCACGGCAAATTTTTTCTTTTTGCCCGGAGTTCTTTTTGGTTTGTTATAACCAGAAAATTTCTCTCCTCTATAGTTTACTGCCATTAAAAAATTCCTTTAAAAACTCCGCCTTTGTTCATTTTTTTAAGTTTAGGTAAACCACCTTTTTTAAGATTTTGATAAGAAGATGTGTCTGTAGGAAGTTTCATACTGCTTTTACCTTTAGCGGCTGCAATCTGTCTTCCTATATTATCTTCGGCAGTCATTTTCTGTTGTGCCATATTTTTAATTTGTTCTCCTTGAGGAGTTTTTGTTTGCTTTTTAACAGGAGTAGTAAATTTTTTCAAAGGATTAGCTTTTGAACTAATAGTTTTTACTGTTGATTTTTTCTTTGTTTCAAAATCTTTCTTTGTAGGCTTTCTACCTAATTTATTTTTCATATTTAAATATTTTCTAAGAGACTCTTTTCCAAAAGAACTAAAGCCTGCTTTAATCATATCTTCTTTTGAAACATCTGCTAGTTTCTTTTTTGGTTTTGTATTTTTTTGAGCGTACTGACTTTTCATCATTAACTCTTTACTACTAAAATTTTTTTTCGCCATGTTACTTCCTCCTTTATCAAATCTTTTTCTAGGCTTGTTTATTTTTTCTTGATTTTTTTTAAGTCTTTTTGCTTCTTTAATAAGAGCGTCTATTTGTGCCATTGGGTCACTTGCAAAAGCTGCAGGAGCTAACCCACTTTTTTTTGTTTCTTTGCCCATCAAGAGCCTCCTTTATTTTCAAAACGTTCACGATTAACTTGTGCTCTTAATTGAGCTATATCTTCAGCAGATTGAATTCTGTCTTTTGCAATATCCTGTCTGCCGTCTTCTCTGTTCTCTTCGAACTGCATTCTAGCATCAAACTCCATAGCTTTTCTTTGCATATCCATTGCCTGAATGTTTAACTCTTTCTCTCTCAAAGCAACAAGCGGATCGGGACCTTTTTGAGGGGGAGCAAAAAGAGCCAGTACTTCCTCCGTGTATTGAGATATGTACTGGGCAACTTTTGCTTCACCATCAACCATAGGTTCGGGTTGGCCAGCTTGTTGTGCCTGCTGTGCCATTGTCACAGCTTCCATCATTGCAACACCTCTTGCCTTAAAAGCAATATGCTCACAAAGGTGAGCCAAAAGCAAGGCAAAAATCTGCGGACTGCTTGCAACAACGGGTGTTTTCATAAAACTTATGTGAGATGCCATATGTGCATCGTGATCTTGTTCTTGAAACGCTTGAATGTTTTGACCTGCAATCGCTCTTGCATTTTCTATAGCAGGATCAGTAGGCTGTGGGGGTTGAGGAGGAGGCAGGATTGCCTCTATGTTTTGCACGCCCACAGCCTCGTACATTCTTCTGTACGCTTCGTACAAGTTATGTATTCCTGGATTAGACTGAGCCAGTTGTAACTGAGTTTGAGCTAATGCCATTCTTTGAGACGTAGAAAATATATTAGGGTCAGATACAGGTATTACATCTACTCGGTCATCAAAATCCATTTGTTTTATCATCGCTTCTGCGCCAAAAACATTATACGGATAACTTGGTGGAAGAGACTCGCCAAACACTTTTGCTAACATTCTAAATTCTTGTTTTTGTGCATAGTGCATTCTTTTGTGGATCGCAGACATTACTCTTGAGCCACGCTCAAGTAGTGCAATCGTTGTACCCACTGCGGCATTTTGTTTACTTTCTCCTACTTGCATATCTGCAATCGCTGCAAATCTTTGACCTGCTTGTACCACAAATCCTAAAAGTTGCATCAATGTAGCACTCGGCTCTTTGTAGGGTAAAGGTAGAATACTTTCTTTTAATGCTCCACCAGGAACATCGATATCTCTAAACTCTCCGGGCGATAATGGTTCGTCAGAGTCTCGTATACGTATTCCTCTTGCTTTAAATCCAGCAGGTAAATTAGCTAAAGTACCTGCATCAATTAACTGTCGTAATATAGAAGTGGCAGATCGTCCAAGTCCACCAATCATATGTAATAATCCAAAACCGTAAAACCCAAGTCCTGGTAAAAATTTATAATGTGAAAAGTATTGGAGCTTCTTAAAATATTCATCGCCCTCTTTGTAGTTTCTACGGATCGATAACACCTGACCACTTTCTAAATCCAGTATCACAATATAAGGAAGTTTAATTCCTGTTGGATCTCCATCAATCGGACTTTTGTGTTCAAACCCTTCAAGGTCTAAACTAGTGTGTACTTCTAACAAAGTGTAATCTTCATCGCTTCCATTTTTTTCTACACCACTGAGTTCTCTTTCTTTATCTTTTACTTCATCATCTTCTGTGTATGGTTGTAACTCTACATCTCTATAGAAGCCAGTCGCCTGATGAATTTTTATCTCGTTACCAGAAACACGCAAAACGTGTGTTACTCTCGTAGCAGAATATAAATCTGTCGCATTGTACGGCACCACTAAATCATCGGCAGGTACAAAACGTGATACGGCTCTGTCAAGTGTCTCATCAAAATATACTTTTTTAAACGCACTACCAGATAAGGGTAGATAAAATAATAATCGGTCTAGTTCAGGATCGTACTCTTCCATAACGTGTACAATCTGATAATTCATAAAGTCCTGCACTCTTTGTGATTGACTTTCTACCTCTGGAGTAGTTGCTCCTAAAATCTGTGTTCGTACTGGCCCACCTGCTGGTAGTAGTTCTTTATACGCTTGTGCTTGAAACTGTGTTACGGCTTCAGATATTAACGGGTGTGTTACACCAGAAGATCCACGAAACGGTTCTTCTCTTTCTTCATACTTAATCCCTAACAGCTCTAGTCCTTCTGCGTATGCATTTTCCCAGTCCTGTCTACTTTCCTTATCACCCTCGTAATCGGAAATTAAATTATTTGAAATCTCTTCTAAAACTCTGGCATCAATCATCTCGGCAAGATTAGCATCGTGCTCTTGTGCCATAACCTGTTGTGATGCTCCTTCGAAGTTGACGACAACCGAGCCGTCCTCTTCTTCTTCAATCACTTCAATCGGACCATCTTCCTCTTCGCCTTCTTCGCCCTCTTCTATTTCCTCTTCTTC